CCGGCAATTGACGTACCTTCAAGGGATATCCAACATATTCCTCCAAAGCCAACCAATAACAGATTAAATTAACGATACACAAAACAGGAAAACTGAGGGTTGAACCCATAAGTTGACCATTTGTTTGTGTAACAGGTTCTAAAAAAGAATCTTTAGGATAATGAATCTGTTGTTGGAAGATAACCGAGCGTAAAAATCCCTTATCTTCATCGGATAATCCACTGAGTCTTAACGACTCATTGAAGACATCCTGTGTAAGATCAAGATTTAAATTATCGGTAGCAGCGGAGTAATCACCGGAAACCCAAAAGGGTTCGTCTCCAATATTTAATTGAATTTTCTTCTCTCGAGCAATTAGATCGTGAAGATCAGACTCCTGTAGTGGTCTACCAGTAAGACAAAACTGGGGGAATTTTTGAAGATACCTCCACAAATGTTTTTGGTAGAACTTACTGAAGTAATAGGACCAAGTAGAGCCTTTCGTTATAAGGCGAACTTTTAGAGGTTCTAAAACAGCAGAAACCATTACAGGTAAAAAGTCATGATTATCATGTTCGATCCGAATTCTTCGACGAACATCATTAATATCAATAGGGAGAATACGGGATCTAGCCTCTTCAACGAAGCCGGGTCTCGTCTCCTCCATACGATAAAGTTCGTCCAGATTCTTGCCGAGGATAAAAGAAATCCCAGAACCTATATAACTACGAGAAATACTACCTTTAGCTCCACCATCGGAACGGGTCGTTCCAAATGAGGCAGAGTGGGAAGCTTCAAGGAGCTCAGGAAGAGTCTCCTTGAAGTTTCGGAAAAACCTAGTCAGCCGTTCAGAAAAATCGGTCCGGAAGGCCCAAGGGGTCGGACTAATTTTTGTCATGGCAAGACGGTGTTTTTCGTATGACTTTTGTATATAGGAAGCCGGAACTTTGGCACATCCCCTCTTTACTCCTTGTAAGTATCCAAAAAAGAGTCTCGAATTCTTCGTACAACGAGAGTTGATACGGTTTTCAAGAAATCTCTTTAAGGGTCCTTTGAATAATAGAGGGTGGTTACCAAAGTTTTCTGGTTTTTCTGGCAAATCATTTGCCAAAAATTTAGCAATGGGGTAAGCGGTTACGTACTTAGCAAAAGGTACGAATTGATCCAAATTCCAAGAGAGCATGGCTTGGAGGCCACTAAGAAGTGAACTCGTAGGAAAAGTGAGAATTTTAGCATCGAAATCAACCAGAACTTCCAAAATACTGCGGAAAAACCGTAGTGATTGAAGAAGTAATGGAAGATCCGGATGCTTAAATCCACAATATTCCATGAGCCCACCTCTTTTAGATACCATTTCCAATTCGGCCGAAGAGGGCCCCTCTATGCCAATTGCCTTCAAAGCTGCGTGAAAACGCAGAAAGAAGGATTTGGTTATAATGAGGGGTTTTCGACCAGTCACAACACCATGTTGTGATAGGCGGTCTATCAAAAAATCGCAAAACGTGAGTATGTTTTTCATATTCGGTTTTAATA